GGATGTTCGAACTTAAAGCCGTTAGCAAGAACGCAATCTGCATCTACTAGCCAGAACATGTCTGTAGTCGCAAGCTCAGCCGCACAGATAAATGCGTTACGTATTCCTTCAACGCCATTTACCCTTTTAGCTGTAGGGTATTTTTGTATCAGTGAAAGCCAGTTGTCCTCGGCGTTAGGTTCATAGTAGGAAAGAAAGATGATGTCAAAAGTTGTCATACGGGAAAATCTTATATTCCTTCCACACTCTTGATGGCGGAGTGTATGTCTCTTTGAAAAATGCTGACTGTTCGGGATCTAACTCTGCAATTGTGATATCTGTCTCTAACAGTTTTTCCCTATAATAAGCAAGCTTCTCTTCTTTAGACAACAAGTTGTTGGCATAGTTGTCTTCCCAATACTTATTTAGGTACCTAAAGTCCCTTACGTTGGTCATATCCCATGTCTTACTACGAGCCAAGTAGCAACCTTCACGAGCACCTAACATTGCCCAATCGCCGTTAGGCACATCTCGACCAACAGAAGACCAAATCAACGCTCTAACGTAATTATCAGGACTCATATTTTTAAGCAGGATATCGCACCTAGGACTCAAAATATTCATCTTAACTCCTTCGCGAAAGCCAGCACGCCATGCCTGTAACGGTGTGTCATTGATGATGCTGGTTGAATAGTTGGCATTGAGTTGGCGATACGTATCGTCAAAACAAAAGTCGACGTTACTTAATGGATCATTTGGGTTTGCATTCTCATGAGTCCTCATACCTAATGCAAATTTTCTAGTCCAAAGTTTAATGCTTCCGTTGCCATACATCAAACCGTTTATGTTTACCTTTCCACACCACGAGAACACATGTTCTTTGGTTGCACCAAATTCAGATGGTGCAAATTCTAATCGAAAAAAGTCTCGGGTTACTACCGTATCTCCATCGATAGTCAAAAAGTTTTCGGTTTCGGAAATTCTAGCACATTCTTTGTGGGCAGAGTCGCTTCCTTCAATGCCATGGACTCTTTTGGCGCGTGGTACAGAAAATTTTAGGTATTGATAGTTAGCATCTGCGTTTGGTTCGTCGTAACTCAAAAATATAATGTCACAGTCTCGTATACGAATAAAGTCGTTCATTTTACTCTCCATAGCGTATTTACCGGCCCAAGCAATGGTCGATAAATACTGTATCCTATGATACTCCTCCCAACCGTAAACGGTAATCTACCTTTTGACTTAGGTCAAAATAAAATAGTATAATGAACGACAATTAGGAATATGTTATGCCGCGTGGAGGATTTACACATAGACGAGTATTTACGGAGGATGAGCTAACATTGATTGCTGACACTCAGCTGCCAGTGTATCAAATATGTAAGTTAGTTAATGCGTCGGAACCAACCGTAACTAAAGCTAGGAAAGAGTTAGGCGTTACAACTATTCGAGGCGCAAGAGAAGGTATTGAAAAAGTTCCTAGAGAAATAAGACAGTGCGCGGGCAAAGATTGTACGACGCGGTTCAAAGTCATAAAGACTTCTATAAAAAGATTCTGTAGCACTTCGTGCCAGATGAGAGGAAACTATTACGGCACTAGAGGTAGAGGTACAAGACCACTACGCAATCCGAATACTCCGGAGTATAAGAGGTACTCCAGAAATGTTCACGGACTTAGTCAAGAAGTGTATAATAAAAATATAGATATTATCAACCCACAGCGCCATCCACGAACGCTATGCGGAGTAGAGGGTGGATGGCAGTTAGATCATATTGTTCCGATCAAGGAATGCTTTGAGCGCGGGTTAACAGTTGAAGAAGCATCAAATATTAACAACCTCCGCATGTTACCATGGAGAGAAAATCTTATGAGACAATATAAAAATGTTTAAAGTGAAGCATCTGACAGTGAAAAATTTTATGTCGGTCGGCAACGCTACACAGGTTATCGACTTTGACCGCACTGACCTCACCCTTGTGCTAGGTGAGAACTTAGACCTAGGTGGTGATGACCATGGTGCCAGAAACGGTACAGGCAAGACGACCATTGCTAATGCTCTAAGTTACGCACTGTTCGGACAGGCACTAACAAACATCAAACGTGACAACCTTATCAACAAAACAAATGCTAAGGGAATGCTGACGACCATCGAGTTCGAGAAGGATGGCATAGCGTATCGCATTGAGCGTGGGCGACGACCTGGTGTTCTTGTTTTGTTCAAGGGTGATACTGCCTTTGAGTCTAAAGACAACGACGCGCAGGGCGATTCGCGTGAGACACAACACGAGATCAACCGCATTGTAGCAATGAGTCACGATATGTTTCGGCACATTGTCGCGCTGAACACCTACACAGAACCGTTCTTAAGCTTAAAAGCCAACGATCAGCGCACGATCATCGAGCAACTGCTAGGCATTACTGTGCTGAGCGAGAAGGCAGAGGCTTTGAAGGAACAGTCGCGCATGTCTAAGGACATCATTACAGGCGAAGAATATCGTATCAAAGCAGAGATTGACGCCAATAAGAAGATCGAAGAGTCCGTTGAAGCACTGCGCCGCAGGCAGAAGATGTGGAACACCAAGCACAATGATGAACTCAATACACTTCGAGGGTCATTGGCTGAACTAAAGACAATCGATATTGAGGCCGAGATCGCAAAACATACTTCACTTGCTGAATACACGCAAAAGAAGAAGGACATCGAAGACCTAGACCTTGCATTGGCCCGCGGCGAGCAGGATCTTGCGCGTGAGCAGAAGGGTGTAGCAAAGTTAGTGCCGGAAATCGAGGCACTAAAGAATCACACCTGCCACGCTTGTGGTCAAGAGTTCCACAATAGCAAGCAAGTACAAATCCAAGTAACAAAAGAACAGGCGCTTGAAGAACACCGTGAGAAGATTGTTGAGCTAACAGAGTACATCGGGCAGATCAAACAAGGTATTGAGTTGCTTGGTCCGCTAGGTGCTATTCCTAAGACCTTCTACAAGAAACTTGAGGACGCTTACAACCACAAAACATCGGTTGAACACGTTACTGAGCAGATCGCAAGCAAGGAAGCAGACGAGAATCCATACAACGAACAGATCACCGAGATGGAAACAACTGCTTTGGCCGAGATTGACTACTCCCTTATAAACAAAACAACTACCCTTCGTGAACACCAGGAGTTCTTGCTCAAGTTGCTTACGAACAAAGACAGTTTCATCCGCAAACGCATCATTGACCAGAACTTGACTTACTTGAATTCACGATTGTCCTACTACCTCGACAAGATCGGTTTGCCGCACGTCGTCGTATTCCAGAATGATCTTACCGTGAGCATTGAGGAGTTGGGGCGTGAGCTCGATTTCGACAACTTATCGCGAGGTGAGCGCGGTCGTTTGATCTTATCACTGTCGTGGGCATTCCGTAATGTATGGGAATCGTTGTATGAACCAGTCAATCTGTTGTTTATTGACGAGCTGATCGACAATGGGCTTGACTCAAGCGGCGTTGAAAACGCTATGGGCATCTTAAAGAAGATGACAAGAGACACGCATAAGAGCGTTTGGCTGGTATCGCACAAGGACGAACTTACAAGTCGTGTGGGAAATATCCTTAGAGTAGTCAAATCCAATGGATTCACCGAATATAGTTGTGACGACGAGAATAATACTAAATAACATGTAAAGCCCCACGGAGGAAACATGTTTTTAGATAATGAATTTACCCGAGAATATTTTGAAATTGTTAGAGAGAACAAAGAAAAAACACGTCACTTCACAAGTGAGCGAAAAATAAAAGCCGCATTTACTTATATCGAAAAACACCATATTCTTCCGAGATCATTGGGTGGAACAGATAAAAAAGACAATCTTGTTTACATGTCGGGTGAAGATCATTTTAAGTGCCATCAACTATTGGTTAAAATGACCGTCGGTAAAGCTTATGGACAGATGTGGAGTGGATTGTGGCGAATGATGAACAAACAAAGTAAAAATCAACAACGAGAATTTACATACACAGCAGAGGAATATCAAATTGCCCGGATAAATGCTGCCAACTCACACAGAGAAAGATTTAGT